GCAGAGATATTAAAATCTTCAATTAAAGAAACTAAAGATTCTATTCAACAAGAGCAATATCGTATTGAAGGTGTTAAAACTGCAAACGATAATATTCAAAAAAGTATCGATAGTCTTAAAATTAAAAGCTCAGCATGGAATACTAAAAAAGAAACTGAGATAGAGAACATTGCAAAAGCTATAATGCAATTAGAAAATGTTGACATTAATGCCGAGTTGCAAGCACATAAAGATCTACAAAAATGGATCGATAACAATACACGATTATCTGCATTAACAAAACAACGAGCTACGTTAGAAACAGCCGTAACACAGGCTGGAAAAACGTTTGACAAATATAATAAAGAGCTAGAAAAGCTCAAAGATAAAAAATGTCCTGCATGTGAACAAGAAATCCACGACCACAAACATAAAGAAATGGTCGATGAAGTTAAGAAAAATATTCAAGATGCTAATACATATGCTCAAAAAGTAATATCTGATCTAGGCATCATTAACAACGAAATAGAATCTATAGGTAAGCAAGGTAAAAAACCTACTACATTTTACGAAACAGAAGCAGAAGCACTAGGACATAAAAATAATTTAGAACAATTAGAAAAAAGTTTAGAAGATAAAGTTAATGATCAAAATCCATATGATGAACAAATTGAAGAATTGAAAAAAACTGCAATTCAAGAAATTACATGGGATCATATAAACACCTTAACCAAAGTAAAGGACCATCAAGAGTTCTTACTCAAACTTCTTACCAATAAAGATAGTTTTGTGCGTAAGAAAATAATTGATCAAAACTTAACTTATCTCAATAAACGATTAAGCTATTATATCGACAAGTTAGGTTTACCACATCGTGTAATTTTTCAAAACGATCTAAATGTTGAAATAACTCAACTAGGGCAAGATTTAGATTTTGATAATTTATCAAGAGGTGAACGGAATAGATTAATCCTGTCTATGAGCTTTGCTTTTAGAGATGTTTGGGAAGGATTGTATCAAAATATTAATTTATTGTTTATAGATGAACTAGTTGATGCAGGAATGGATGCAGCAGGAGTAGAAAGTGCTCTAGCTGTCCTAAAAAAGATGGCCAGGGAGAGGAATAAGAATATATACTTAATAAGTCATAAGGATGAATTAATAGGTAGAGTAAACAATGTTCTTCGTGTAGTAAAAGAAAATGGATTTACAAATTATTCCAATAATATAGATTATGTTGAAAGTTGAATACGACCGTTATCTTAGAACATACGATCTAATTTTAGAAACTATGGTCGAATTGCATAACAAGCATATGATCTATAAGAAAAATTTTGGAAGAGAATCTGTTAGAGAATTACGAAAAGTTGCAAAAAAATTAGCTATACTACATAAAGAATTACAAGAATCTAGCTTATCTAGTTATAGAGAAAATAGAAATAATACCAAAGAAAGATTAGCACAGAAAAGAACAGACCGTGCTTATAGAAAAGAAAACCCATTAAAAAGAGGAAGGCCAAGAAAACATGAATAATACAACTGTACAAATGCAAACAACATTCGAAGAATTTTTAAAAGAAGATTTAAAATTCACTTCTGGAAATTCAGCAGCAGGGACTCGTGCTCGTAAAGCACTTGCAGAATTAGGTAAGCTAGTAAAAGCTCGCCGTAATGAAATTACTGCTGAGAAAAACGCTCGCAAAGAAGCAAAAGTAACAAAATAATCAATGTCCTGGACCTATCAAGGACAAATTGTATCGGAATTACCCGATGATTGCGTAGGTTATGTATACGTAATAACCAATGTAGTCACGGGTAAAAAATATATCGGAAAAAAATTAAGCAAATTTAGTAAAACGACCTACAAGACTGTTAAGTTAAAGAACGGCAACAAAAAAAGAAAACGAATTAAAAGCAAAATTGAATCAGACTGGCAAACATATTACGGCTCAAACACACAACTAAACGAAGATGTAAAGAATCTAGGTACAGAAAAGTTTAGTAGAGAAATATTATACTATTGTAAATCAAAAGCGGAGTGCTCATATATAGAAGCAAAACTTCAATTTGAATACCGTGTATTAGAATCAGACGATTACTATAACGGCCACATTCAAGTCCGCGTCCATGGCTCACATATAAAATCTAAAATTTAAGGCTAATAAACGGTAATAGCAAGCACCAGCTAATCTCGGGTGCCCTAAACCTGGATCTCGGATCGCAGGGATGGAAGTCTCTAGTCGTTGTGAGCACTCAATCACTACCCCGAAAGGGATGAAGATCGCAAACTCGCCGCGGTTTGATTGTTTGAAGTAAGAGAATAGGCAAAAAGATGGTCTAAAAAGACCAGGTTATACTACACAGATAGCGTTGAGTAGTATAACTGCCGTTGTGAAGACGAAGCTCGTGGTACCGGACAACCGCCACTGTAATGCTTTAACGCTATGTGACTGTGCTACTCGAATGATGCACTCTTGGCCCTAACGGGCTTTAGTGTGACCGCTTAATCTGAATGATATTAATACACTGCTTCGTTAACACTTCGCAGCTATCTCTTACTAACTAAAGTTGCTCTGAATCGAAGATGAAAGAGCAAACGAACGTAGTTCGTTTATAAATAAACAATAATTTGGAAATAAATGTAAATAATATCAATTAAAGGCAATTGCCCATTTAAAAAATTAGGAACAGTTTAATATGAAAATCAATGAATTACTTTCAGAAGATCAATTAGATGAATTAAGCATGAGAGGCATTGGTCAAGGCATGGGCAAACTAGCAGGTAATGTTGTAGGCGGTGCTAAAGATTGGTGGTCTGGTGCTAAACAAGGGTATGCTCAAGCAAGATCACAGTATGGCGGAGATGCCGGAACACCAGCTCCAACTACAGGTAGCAGTGCTCCTGCAACAAGTACAAGTGGTAGTAGGCCCGCTGCAAGTGCTGCATCAACTACAGGTAGTAGTACACCTGCTGCAAGTTCTATCGCAGCGCCTGCAAGTAGTAGTGCTCCAGCAGTCGCTCCAGCTGCAAGTGATGCAAATTTAGATAATATTATTTCAGATATTGAAAAATTATCTCCCGAAGATAAGCAAAAAGCAATAGATGCTTTAGAAAAACAACCTGCTGCACCAGCAGCAAGTGCTCCACCTACTCAAGGTACTACATATGATCCTGCAAAAGCAGCAGCAGACAAGCAAGCAAAAGGACAAGCTGATCAAGCAGCAGCAGTTCAACAAATGAATGCTACTAAACAGGCAAATGCTGCAAATGCACAAAAAGATGCGGCTATTAAAGCTGCGGCTGATGCAGCTAAAGCTAAAGCTCCATTCCAACAAACTGCTCAGGACAAACTAGCTATTAAAGCTGCTGCCGATAAAGGTATTAGAGAAGCTAAAGAAAAGAAGAAACTTAAGAAGAAAAAAGTTGTAGAATTTAAGAGCAAATTTTTAGGAATGACAATTTAAAAAAACGGAAGTTGAGTCTTCTTAGTAATTTCTAAATTGTCTTCAATTAGCTTTGCAATTATTTCTCTGTCTTCTCTGCTTAGTAGGTATGCTTCACTAGCAGTTACACCACCTCGCATATACCAACAAATACGAAATAGTTCTTCCTTTATGGCCTTTATATCTTTGTCATATTCTTCAATGACTTTATTAATTTCGTCAATATCTAGATATAAAAGCCTCATACGAAAAAAGTAGATGGATCAAATACTAACGGAACTTCGATAGTATCTTCAGTATATCCTTTATCTTTCATATCTTGAGTTGCAGGTACTCTAATTGGTTTAATTGAATTAATTTCTTTTAGATTGTCTAAATGTTTTTGAATGGTATTAAACATTCCTTTATCGATATTTTCTAAAAATTCTTTAATATGTGCAGAATTTTCAGTACTTCCATTAGATGAATCTATTTTGTAAATGCTTGATTGCACTAATCCAATAGTAACTTCTGTTAGTTTGTTAAAACTTTCTTTAAAAATTTTAATCTTTTCTTCGTCGGGTAACTTTTCATCGTTGGCGATCTGAACAATTTTTTGTGTTTCGAATGTTTTTAATGCACTTTCGCTAATTTGTTTATAAGTCATCGGGCGAACGTAGACAGTTAACTCATCTGTAACTTGGACAACAGGGTCCCATGTAATTTGATTTAGCAAATTATCCATAACGTGTCTTAAATCTACTACATATTCGATATCACTATCTGTACCCAAACTTAAAGGAGTATTCATTTTTTCTCCGTAAGTTGCTAATCTAATAGCAATTAGAATAACATCTAAATCAATACTTGGAATATTCCAAGCATTCTTAATATTAGGAATGCAATGTTGTACAACATCGACTACAGCTTGCCCGCTCATAACGGCATCTGGAACTTTTAGCATTAATTCATCTTTGGCAGTCATAGAATACACGGGATATTCATTATTTTCTGTTTTAGCGAGACTACCGTCGGGCCAAAATTCGCCGTTACTAGGTAAACGAATATAAATTTTTGGTTGCCTCATGAAAGAAGCAAGGGGGTTTGTTTGGGTTAAATTTCCAGTTGTAGCCATATTTGTATCTCCGATAAATAAACTTTGAGCTTAGATAACATATTTATCTACATACATAATCACGGAAAAACAATGGCCGAAGAAGTAATAGTTGAAGGTGGTGGCGATTTAAACGGTGCAAAATTCGCTAATGCAGCCACTGAAGCGACATTATTAAAATTAATTGAAGAAATTAAAAAAGTTAATGGTACAGCCGCTGCAAACAAAGTTGCAGGTGTTGCTGCATCTGCCGGGCTTGACCCTGCTATAATCAGTGAAGTAAATCAAGAACATTCTAAATTATATAAAAACGGACAAAAATTAGGAGCATCATACGGTGCACTTTCTAATGTAGCAGATTCTGTAGCAGTTGGTTTTAAAAATGTTGCCGCCGCTGCTCAAGAAATAACATCAGGCACAGGAAATGTAAGCGGAGTTTTAGCACAGTTTGGAAGATTGCCCGGACTACTAGGATTAGTATTCCAAGGAATGTCCAGTTTAGCATCGTATCAAGAAAATTTATTAAAAACATATCAGGACTTAACTAGAGCAGGCGCAAATTTTGGTGGTAGCTTAACTGATATGAGACAAGCTGCATCGAATGCATATCTAACATTAGATCAATTTTCTAATCTAGTTAAAAACAACAGTGAGTCATTTGCAAGAATGGGATCAACTGTAGATCAAGGATTAAAATCATTTGTAAAATTAAGTAATGAATTTGTCGGAAGCCCGTTAGGTAGACAGCTTAGAAATCTAGGCATGACTACTGAAGAAATTAACGAAGAGATGATAAAGTATATTGCGGCAACTGGCGGTCGCTCTAAGAAAGAATTAGAAAATACTGATGCTCTAAAAAAATCTACAACTGAATATCTAACAGAACTAGATGCTCTAACAAAATTTACAGGTATAAGCAAAAAGAAATTAGAAGAAGAACAGAAAAAAGCACAGATGAATGAAGCATTTCAGCGTAAAATGGCCAACATGGACGAAGCTGAACGTGCTAAATTAAAAGCAGCATACGATAAAGCAGCCGCAAGCGGCATTGCGGGTGCAACAGATCTAGTTATGTCTGCTGCATTAGGATTGCCGCCAGTAACAGAAGCAGCACAAACACTATCAGGAGTAGCTCCTCAAACCGCAGAAGCGCTTACTGATATGACTAAAACAGCAATAACTGCTGGAACAACTCAACAACAAGTAACAGATAAATTTGGAAGAGTACTAACAACCGCATCTGACCAAGCAAAACGGTTTGGTCAAACAGGTGATGCATTGGCATTACAACAAGGAAAATATCAGCAAGTTGTCGGAAGTTTAATTGGAGTAGAAAATAAACTTAGAGCAAAAGGAATTACAGACGAAGCAACTTTACAAAAAGAACTAGCAAAGGCCTACGACGAGCAAATTAAGCAACAAGAAAGTCAAGCAGCAGATGCAGTGAAAACTCAAGAAGCTATGCAAAAATTAGGTCAACTTATATTGGAAAAAATTCTTCCTATAGTTGAAAAATTATTTGCTGTGTTTAATCCTGTTGTGACATTTTTTGCTAAAACTTTAACTACAATAGGACGAATTCCGTATGCATTTGAAATTTTAGGTGCAGGGTTATTGGCATTAATAGCAGTTATCGGCGTTGCAAAAGCAAGAGCAGCAGTTCTTGCAGTATCGGGAGGAGCACGAGCCGGCGGTGTAGGTGGAGTATTAGATGTTCTTGGTGGAAGACCCGCAGCACCGGGAACCGGGCCAATTGTACCGCCTGCTGCTAACCGAGGAGTTCCTACACCTGTTATACCACCTGGTGGAGGTGCGGGAGCAGCAACGGCTGGAAGAGCAGCAGGTATAGTTGGATCAATAGGCAATGCAGTAAAAGGAATAGGCGTTGGGGTAGGCGGTGCTATTCGAGGAATTTTAAAAGGATTGGCAAGCGGATTACAAGCTATGGCAAATCCTAAAGTTATGTTAGGATCAGTGTCGTTGGGATTATTGGCCGGAAGTTTATACATTTCAGCAAAAGCATTTAAAGAATTTACTGACGTTAGTTGGAAAGATGTTGCAGCTGGTACTGTTGCAATTGGATTACTAGCAGCAGGAGCAGCAGCACTTTCATTTATTGCTCCGGCAATTTTTATAGGTTCAGCAGCAATAGCAGCACTAGGTGCTTCAATATGGGTACTTGCAAAAGGATTAAGTGCATTTCCTACAGGTGTAATAGAAGGTTTGATGGCACCATTTAACGCACTAGGAAAAATTGTAGGAACTGTTTTTGAATCAATTGGCGGTATGTTGTCTAGTTTACTTGACGGAATTAAATCTATATTCGGCACAGTATGGGATGTAGTAAGTTGGCCATTTAAACAGATAGGTAATTTAGTATCAAGTATTTTTGGCGGCGTCACGACTGCGGCCTCTAGTTTACTTGACGGAATTAAATCTATATTCGGCACAGTATGGGATGTTATAAGTTGGCCATTTAAACAGATAGGTAGTTTAGTTTCTGGGGCATTTGATAATATAGGATCTATATTTTCTGGGTTAACTAACACAGTTAAATCTGTGTTTGATGCAATATGGAATGTAATGAGCTGGCCATTTAAACAACTAGCTTCAATTATTTCGGCACCTTTTGAAACTATGTCCGGAGTTATTAAATCATTCGGCGATTTAGTCACTGGAGTATTTAAATGGATATTTGATAAAATTAGTAATGTGCTAGGTATGATCAAAGGAGCAGCATCAGCAGTTGCAAAATTATTTGGATTTGGTAAAGATAAACCCGAAACTGAGGCTAAGAAAGACTCATCAATTAACGATAGTTTAAGTAAAGCAGCATCATTACTATTAGATGCTGCTAAATCTTTAAAACTATCGGCCGATTTATTAGCTAGCAATATAAAAATGCCGCTTCAACCCGGGACACTGAAAGCAGGTATATTTGATAAAGATCAAAAAAATAATGATACTAAACAAGCTAAACAAAAGATTCCGGATGAATATCAAAAATTATTAGATAATAATATATATTCGTTCGCTAAATCACTTTTTGGCGGAACACAAAAAACAGAATTATTAGATAAAGAAAAGTTATCTCCTATAAATCAAAGTGCTTTGAAATATGTAGCAGCTGGTCCGATGACAGAGAAACCTAAGCCTACTATAAGCACCATTAGTGAATCTTTTGCAAAACCGAACCCTGCTATAAAAGATAAAAAATTTGATGAAGTTAGTGGATTAGATTCTCTAATGCCGGATAAATCTTTAACTGACGGATCATTAAAAGGTTTAGAATTGTTGAAGACCGAATTACAAACGTTAAATAAACAATCAGCAGAGATGTTAAGATACTTAAGAGAAACAGCAGAATACGCCAAGAGAAACGTTGATGCAACTTCTTCATTGGGCGGAGATTTATTTAAATTTTAAATTATGAGTCAGATTAATACAGTATCTAACATAGGATTAAAGGAAAATAGCAATGTCATGGCGTAAATATTTTACACCTGTTAATACTTCTGGATTATTAAGTCCAGTTAATGGTTCTATGAGTGCTAGTAATGCAAATCCAACTCATAGAAATTATGCTAGCTTTCTTCCTGATGTATATTCCGGTCACCCAAATCGTTTAGAACGATATGGTCAATATGATACTATGGATAGTGATAGTGAAGTAAATGCAGCATTAGATATCTTAGCTGAATTTTGTACGCAAGAAAATCAAGAAAATGGTACTCCTTTCCAAGTATTTTTTAAAGAACAGGCTACAAATACTGAAATAAAAATTATTAAAAAGTTTTTGCAACAATGGACAAAGTTGAATAAATTTCATACAAGAATGTTCAAAGTTGTTCGTAATACATTTAAGTATGGGGATGTATTTTTTGTAAGAGATCCAGAAACACAAAGTTGGTTATATGTTGATCCTGCAAAAGTTGATAAGATTATTGTTAACGAATCCGAAGGTAAAAAACCTGAGCAATATATTATTCGAGACTGGAATCCAAATTTAGAAACTCTTGCTACTACGCAAATTAATCCTAGTAATGTAACTGGCGGTGGAAGCCAATACGCAAGCGGTTATGCAGGAAATAATGCCGGTGTAGGAATGAGTAGAGGAATGACTGGGTCATATCCTACTAATATTACAGGAAATAGATTCCAACGTTCCGAAAATCAATATGCTATAGATGCAAAACATGTAATACATTTAAGTTTAAGTGAAGGTTTAGATAACAATTTTCCATTTGGAACTAGTTTACTAGAAAGTATCTTTAAAGTTTATAAACAAAAAGAATTACTTGAAGATGCTATCATTATCTATCGTATTCAACGTGCTCCAGAAAGACGTGTGTTTTATATCGATGTAGGAAACATGCCTAGTCACTTAGCGATGAGCTTTGTTGAACGTGTTAAAAATGAAGTTAATCAAAGACGTATTCCATCTGTAACAGGTGGAAGCCAAACAGTAATCGATGCTGGATATAATCCTTTAAGTATAAATGAAGATTATTTCTTCCCACAGACAGCAGAAGGCCGCGGATCTAAAGTTGAAGTGCTACCCGGCGGTACAAATTTGGGAGAAATAGATGACCTTAAGTATTTTACTAATAAGTTGTTTAGGGCTTTACGCATTCCTAGCTCTTACCTCCCTACTGGACCTGACGACGGAGGAAGCAACTTTAATGATGGTAGAGTTGGAACAGCATACATTCAAGAATTAAGATTCAATAAGTATTGTGAAAGACTGCAATCGATATTGAATGAACATTTTGACACAGAATTTAAATTATATCTGCAAAACAAGGGTATGAATATTGATTGGAACATTTTTGATGTTAAGTTCAATCCGCCACAAAATTTTGCAGCATATAGACAAAGTGAAATGGATACTGCAAGAGTTACGACGTTCGGGCAAGTAGTTCAAGTTCCATTTATTAGTAAACGATTTGCATTAAAAAGATTCTTAGGATTAACTGCTGAAGAAGTTGCAGAAAATGAAACACAATGGCGTGAAGAAAACATAGATGAAGATACTATGTTACCATCTAGTGCAGAACTAAGATCAGTCGGAGTTACTGCTAATGGAATGAATGCAGATCTAAGTTCAATCGGAGGCGCAACTACTCCGCCTACTCCTCCTGCTGACGGAGCAATGCCTGCTGACGGAGCAGCACCAGCCGAAACTCCACCGCCTGCTGCATAAATATTACTATGTTTTTAAGAGAGTTTATTTACTTTGACAAAAATCGACAAGACCCAGTCGATGATCAACGCTATGATTCTGATAAAGATTCAAGCGTATTAAACCCTGATGATTTACGTAAAACAAAATTAACATTACGCATGTTAAACAGTTTAAGAAAAGCAGGCGATGCTAGAGAAAAAGAAAAAAAGGATGAATTAGGTTTAGTAAGAAAAATGTACGCTGCTCCGCCCCCAGAAGCCCCTGCGGTTTAATATATTTTTAAATTTTTTATTTTAAGGTCAAAAATGTTCAATTTTTGGCCTATTTTGTGCGTAATTTATTAAAAGACTTTAAATATAATCACAAAGCCTTGCCGCGAACCAATTAAGGAGAAAACCTGCAATGTCTACAAAGTTTGAACAACTTCTAGATTATATTGTTAACGAAGAAATGGATAAAGCTAATGAGCTATTCCATGAAATTGTTGTCGAAAAATCTAGAAATATTTATGAAAATCTAATAGCTCAAGAAGCAGCAGAAGACGATGAGGAAGTCGAAGAATCTGCTGACGAAGATATGGACGAGTCTGCTGACGAAGATATGGACGAGTCTGAAGAACAAGAAGAATCCGTCGATGAAGCTGAAGAAGAATTAGAAGATTCTTATATGATGGATGCTGATGAGCCAGAAGTTGGCGGTGACGAAGAAACCGACGACCTTGGTGGCGATGTTGGAATGGATGACGAAATGGGTGCCGATATGGGACCTGAAGCATCTGAAGACGACGCAATGATGGATATTAAAAATGCTATCGAAGAACTAGAAGCTGCATTTGCAGAACTAGAAGCTTCCCAAGGCGGTGACATGGGTGGTGATGAATTCGGTGGTGATGAATTCGGTGGCGAAGAGCCAGGATCCGAAGAAGACGATCTAAAGATGGGAATGTTCGAAACTAAAAAGCGCATGACCCGTGAATATGTTGAAAAAGTTGGTAATGATTGGGAAAAGAATTCCATGAAGGGCCAAAAACAACATGTTGCTGCCGGAACAGGTGACACAGAAGGTGCTCCTGACGAAGGTAGAAGCCCTATTGCTAAAGCTGCCAACAAGCCAGGCCCAGCCGGTGTAAATGGTAAGAATTTAGTACAAGGTGCAACTGAAGGTCAAAGCAATACAGGAACAAGCCCTGGTAAAGTACAAAAAGGTTTAGCACCACACTCTGGTGAAAAGCTAGCTGCTGGAATGCATAATGTCGATGGTAAAAAGTCTGGCGTTAAAACATTAAGCAATGTTAAAGGTGGCCACGGTGCTGAGAAAAAGGGCGGCTCTCCTGGTCCAGTAGGTGCTGGTGGAGCAGGCGGTCCTGGTGATCAAACCAGTGTAAACCCTGTTAAGCAGTTCTTAAAGCCATATAGCAAATAATTAGAGAATCAGGATGAAATTAGCCTATTTAAGAGAACATTTAAGCTTTGATCAATCCGGCATCGTAATGGAGTCGGATGATAAAGATGGCAAAAGCCTTTATCTAAAAGGTATTGCTATTCAAGGCGGAATTCGTAATGCTAATCAACGTGTTTATCCAGTAGATGAAATCGAACGTGCAGTTAAAACGCTAAACGATCAATTACAAAACGGATATAGCGTGTTAGGTGAAGTAGATCATCCTGATGATTTAAAAGTTAATTTGGACCGTGTATCCCATATGATTACTCAAATGTGGATGGAAGGTCCTAATGGATATGGGAAGATGAAAGTTCTTCCTACCCCAATGGGTAACTTAATTCGCACTATGTTAGAAAGCGGAGTAAAACTTGGCGTTAGCTCACGCGGCAGCGGAAACGTTGACGATTTAAGCGGCCGAGTATCTGATTTTGAAATTATTACTGTGGATATAGTTGCACAACCAAGCGCACCTGGTGCTTACCCTACACCTGTGTATGAGCATTTAATGAATACACGCGGCGGAAGTAAAGCATTTAAGGTAGCAACTGAAGTTAAAGAAGATCCAAAGGCCCAGAAATATCTAAAAGAAAGTCTCTTGCAGATTATTAAAGGTCTAAAATAAGCCCGAGGAGAAATATAAATGTTGGACGCATTCAAAAAATTAGTCGAAAGTGGTATGATGTCAGAAGAAGTAAAGTCTGAAATCGAAACCGCCTTTGCTACAAAAATTCAAGAGAATCGCGACCAAGTAAGCGCAGAACTTCGTGAAGAGTTTGCACAAAAGTATACACATGACAAACAAGTTATGGTAGAAGCAATCGACAAGATGTTAAGCGAAAGATTGGCCGCAGAAATGGCCGAATTGCACGAAGATAAAAAATCACTAGCTGAAGCACAAGCTGCATATCGTACAAGAATTGCAGAAGATGCTAAAAAGCTAGAAGGATTTGTAATCAAGCAATTGGGCAAAGAGTTAGTTGAGTTCCAGAGCGATCGTCGTAAAGTATCTGAGAACTTTGAAAAATTAGAGCAATTTGTAGTTCATGCTCTAGCAAAAGAAATTGACGAGTTTGCTAAAGACAAACGTGATCTAGCTGAAACAAAAGTTAAACTAGTACGTGAAGCTAAAGCTAAATTTGAAACAATTAAGCAAAACTTTATTCAGAGAAGCGCACAAGTCGTTGAGAGTACTGTTACTAAGAAATTAACTTCTGAAATTAAACAATTGAAGGAAGACATTGATAGTAGCCGTAATAACGATTTCGGTCGTCGTATCTATGAAGCATTTGCACAAGAGTTTGCCGGTTCTTATCTAAATGAAAAATCTGAAACAAGTAAATTGTTAAAGATAATTCAAAAGAAAGAACATGAGCTTGCAGAAGCTAAACAACTTGCTGAAGAAAAATCTACGTTAGTCGAATCACGCGAGCGTGAGCTACGTGTACAAAAAGATCTAATGGAGAGAAAGCAAGTAATGGCTGAGCTATTGGCACCATTAGGTGCCGACAAGAGGGAGCTAATGAAAGAACTTTTAGAGTCTGTTCAGACTAAAAAACTTTCAGAAGCTTTTGACAAATACCTACCCGCAGTAATGGAAGGCCAAAAGAAAAAAGTAACATCTAAAGTTGCTTTGACTGAAAGCACAGAAGTAACAGGCAACCGTGAGACAAAGCCAGAGGTAGGCTTAGACAACATCTTAGATATCCGCAAACTAGCGGGTCTAAAATAATATTCAAGGAGACAATAAGAAATGTCACAACTTTTAAATGAAAGATGGTCAGAGACCAAAGACGCTCTGCTTGAAGGCCTACAAGGTAACCGTCGTGCTTCTATGGGCGTATGCTTAGAGAACACTCGTCGTTATTTGGCAGAGTCTGCAACAGCAGGTGCAACAAGCGCTGGTAATATCGCTACCCTAAATCGCGTTATTCTTCCAGTTATTCGTCGTGTTATGCCAACCGTTATCGCTAACGAAATCATCGGCGTTCAGCCAATGACTGGCCCAGTAGCACAAATCCATACTCTACGTGTTCGCTATGCTGACAGTGGAGACGGAGTTGTAGCAGGTGAAGAGGCACTAAGCCCATTCAAGATTGCTGCTGCTTACTCTGGTAACAACGTTGATGCTTCACCTAAGGCACAAGTAACTTCTATGATGGAAGGTACACCTGGTAAGCGTATGAGCATCCAGATTCTAAAGACACCAGTCGAAGCAAAGAGCCGCAAGCTATCTGCTCGTTGGACTTTTGAAGCTGCACAAGATGCACAAGCACAACAAGGTATTGATATCGAAGCTGAAATCATGGCTGCTCTAGCACAAGAAATTACAGCTG